CTCCAACTGATCCAAAAGGCAGAAATTACGTTACTTTTGATCATAATGATATGCAATATTTATTTGAACAGCTAAAAGGCGGAAAAGTTGACTTCTTGGGTTCTGGTAAGATAGGAACAGTCTGGGATTCACATACACAAAAGTATGTAGACCCTTCAAAACTTTCCGTTAATCTTGCAACACCAACTGCCTCAGCATCTGCTTCAATTGGAGGATCCGTTGCTGCTGGTGGTATACAGCAAAACTTCCAGTTCAATCTCAACGGTTCTGTTGATTCAACAGTTGTTTCACAACTCAAGGGTGCAGCAGGAGACCTAGGAAAAGCAGCTGCTACTGGAGCAACAAGTGGTAAAATGAAAGTGGTAGCACAAGCACCAGCAGGAAAGGCTAAGAAATGACACAATATGCAATTCCACAAGGAATACAAGTATCTTTAACTGGACAAGACGGTTCATGGTATAAATTAACAGATCATAATCGTCAGCCTATTTCTATTACTTATACGCTTGTAGAACAAGCTGATAGAATGGCAAATGGAACAATGCGTAAGTATGTGATTGCTAGAAAATTTACTCATAAAATTCAATGGAAAGAAGTTCCAACATATGATCCATTTTTGGTTGACTACCCAGCCAACGGTCCTGCTTGGATAAAAGCTTTTTATGAAGGAAACTATAACAATCCAATTTATGTAAGGTTTCAATTTGCACAACAAGAGCCAACTGTAGCAGGTTTACCAGTTTCTGGAACATACACATCTTCTTTACAAAACCCCGTGGGAACAAACCCATCAACATCAATGCCTTGGAATGAATACCAAGCTTTTATGACTACGTTTACTTATGATATTACAAAAAGAACTGCTGGTAGTGCAATGACGGGCGGGGTAGGATATGACCTTGTTGATATTACTATAGAATTTACGGAGGTATAATGCTATCTAACGTTGATAACAATATATTTTTAAATTCTAGTTCTCTTGAGATGTTCCCAGTAGTTTCAGCTGAATGGAATAATAACCTATTTAATCCACCATATATCACAGTTGCTGGAACGGGAGTTCCTGAAAATATCTCATATGCTGGATCAGACCTATCTGATGAGTCAGCAAGTATAAATGCTAAAGCGGGAACTACAACAAGCAGCTTTACTTTTGATGGCACACAAAAAACTCTTACATATACAATACACCCAGCAAATCCTTCTGCTGCATATAAAATTATAACGTATATTCAAACTGATAGTGCTTCTCCAATAATGGTAAATGCTTATGCGAATGGCTCATCTTCAACTCAATTTGGGTCTGCCAATCAAGACGTTAATTCGTTTGGTTATACACCAGTTATAACTTATATTGGTTCATCGGGTCCAGGAGATAATATATCTTCTATGACATATACAGTTACTTTTAATGCTTACAATAATGATTCTTTAAAAACAGATGGCCCAATGACTGTCTATATAACAACTCCAGAGGTATATCAAACAACTTATTTTGACTATCAAAATAGCACACTATGGCCTACAACAAGCCCATTTTCAGGATTTAGACCAGGCGAGTCTTACATAGGATCTGGAAATACAAATGCTAGCTTACCTACAGATTTTAGAAAAATTAATACTCCAATACTAAATGGATCTTCTGCTTCTGTATTCCCTCCGATTACACCTATTATGCAAAATCCAAGTTTTGGTGTTGTTTCACCTCCCGCTTCCTTATACAAAAATGCGTTGGCTCATGATTTAGCACCATATAAATATTTTGTTTCTGATGCAGGAGATGGTTCTAATCAAAGTGGAAATAAATATACAAACAGTTTTTATAGCCCAAGTATTTCTGCTATATATGAACCAGGGATTAATGCAAATAAGATAGTTTTAAAATTTAATACAATCATGATGTATCCAACCATCTCTGTATATCTTGATGACCAATCAATTTGGTCGGGAGATGTAAATTCTGCAGATGGATCTATAACCTTATACTATAATAATGGAACATGGTCAACCACAAAGTGGTCAACCATGCCAAAATTCCTAGCAAATGGATCGGTTTCTAAATTTACTAATTTTAAAAAAATAACGGTTACTCAGTCTGCAGTAAATATAAGGGATGCCTTTTCTTCTTATCTAGCTAAATCGTCTGCCATATCAGATGATTTTAAGAGAATGCAACTTATTGAGGCCTCACCAAGACTTGAAATAGATTTATCGGATTATGTTATGGAATTAGATGTTACAAAGCAACTCGATTCAAAAAATAACTATATTCCAATATCTTCTATTAACCCAAACGATGCTTCTTTAACGCTTTCTGCTATACCGCTTACAGTTAGTAATAGCCCAGTTCCTTTGTTTTCAAGTCAAAACAATATGAACGTAAGCTTGTTATCTGGCATGCTCAGAAAAAATATTAAGTTCTACTTTGGATGGGACCTGAAAAACTATACTATTAATTCAGGAACTGTTCAAAGCAATACGTATATTCCTGCAGGAGTATATTACTCAAATGCTTGGGATGAAACTGACATACAAACTGTCAAAATTAGTTGTTATGATATTGTAAATTACCTACAGACTTATCCAGTTCCAGACTTTGTTTCAAACTTAAAGAGCGTATTTGACACAATAACTAACCTGCTAGATCTTGCAGGATTTACAGATTACGACTACGATTCGCTTTATAATGTATGCCATGATAATTCAAGACCAATGGACATGTACTATTTTTATTGTAATTCTCAAGATTCAACTTTATATGATGCCCTTTCAGAAATATTTTTATCATATCAAATAGGTGCGTATATAGATGAGTACGGTGTTATGAAGTTTTTGAGCCTTTCAGATATTTTGAGTAACTCTTCATCTTCAGTAGCATCATTTACAGATGCATCTGTTTTGCAAGGCGGATATTCAATAGTTAATAAAGCCAAGCCTGGTAAAATTTCAATAAGATATCAAGAGCCAAAAGTTACCCAGTCTCTTGCGTTGCAAAACGCTACAGATCCAACTCAACAAAATTCACCATCATTTATTTATACAACATCTAATGATATTTTGTGGGAGCAAAAACAATCAGACTCAGTTGGGTTCAACTATTTAGCAAAAGAAATGAAAATAAATGATAACTCATTTTCATTAAATGTAAATGATTTACTAGACATATTCCATACATATAGCCTTAATTCAAAAGGATATGCTGTTATAGAAAATGAAATAGTGTCCTTTGCCTATAAAGAATATAAGATCAGCGACACCTCTGGGAATTCTCAAACTGTAGCAGTTAAAAATGATCTTGAGCTTTCTTCTGCAATTAATGCCTTTGTAAAAAGATTTGAAACTGGTTTGCAAGTTTCAACACTTGACATAAATGGTTATCCTGTAAAAGCAACAAGTTATAATGTTACTGTTGCAGCAACTGGCAGTATTAATAATGTTCAAAGAGGGTTGTTTGGAACAGTACCCGCAGATCATGCTCCAATAGTAACTTCAGCAAATATTTCTACAAAAGGCTTATCTGAATCTACCGTTGATTCATTGTATGGAACAGTAAACAGCACAACTAATTGTTCAGCAGTATCATCTTCGTATTCCAATAACGATGTTAATTTATCCAATCCTAATCTTCAAAAAATTGCGGTTAATATACCTGCAACAAAAAAAGTTTTAATTTATCCAACATCAACATATGATCAAGGTTTTCAAACTTATTCTGCAAAATTTGATTTTAGTAATAGTGCAAATGTAGTAACATCTGGGCTTTTCTTTAATGCTCCATCGGGAATGTCATCTCAAAATGGAACATATTTTGTAGAGTTTGTTAGATATAATAACTATAACCCTAAACTAACAACGGAGAATTTTTCAACAGATGTAATTACTTATGTTTTTAATAATCCGCCTACATATAAATATTTTATATCTATTTATCAAATAGTTTCTGGAACACCAACATTGATTGCATATGCGGATGCAACTGGTGCAGCAAGCAACATAGTGCAAAATTTTGAAAAAATTCTTGTAAAACAACAACCAGCTTCAGGTTCTACTGCATATTCTTATGCAGTAGCATCAGATGCATGCTTTGATTTAAAAACAGTTTGGTACACATCAAACGGAGAAGACGGGGAAACCCCAGGAACATTGATTGAGGTATTACTTAATAACTTTGAAATAACTGGGTGGAATCTTGCAAATGGTAAGCCTACAGATAAAAACACCGTGACTGGAGTTAGAAAAAAGGTAAACTTACCATCAGCACCATCCCAATCAACGCACTTTGGATATTTTACTTCAACTTCTCCATATTTGTTTACTGGAGTTTCAGTTCCAACTCCACAGCAATCTGCTCAAGTGGCAAGTAATTTTAGAGAGCTTTATGCAACACAAAAGCCTTTAAAAGAAAGAAGCGTAAGTTACTTCTGGCAAGATAGAGAATTTCTTAATGGGATGATTCAAGGACAAAATCTTTTTTCAAAATACCATCATTACATAGTTCAAACAAACCCAGATGTTAAAGGCATAAATTATTACGATGTGCAGTACGATACACCTGGTGCTACTGTTGCAGATATTGATCCAGTTTATTACACTTGGTTTTATTTTCCAGGAACAAATTCTACTGATCAGCAATATTATCAGCAACAGTTAGTTGATGAGTATTCAGTAGCTTATTCTACAGCCATAAACACAGGATTTAGAGGTAGGTTTGCAGTGGCAAATAACTCATCTCATATGGTTTATTTAAAGCATGATTCTGATACTTTAAATTCCTTTACTACAGCTTTAAAATTATGGACTCATGAAGTCATTGCCCCATCAGACGCACAGCTTTTGGAAAAAGTTTTAGACCCAGCAAATACTTCTGAGGTAGTTCAAGTAGACTCAACATGGATTCAATCAAAAGAGTCTGCCGACAAATTAGCAAGCGTAATAGCTTTTGGAAACGACGGGTTCTCCAAAGATACAACCATACAGATTTTTGGT